ATAAAATGCACATATACAAATTAGTTTTTGATACAGAACAACAAGGCAAACAAATCTTAATTGATAACAACGTTTGGGAAGAAGTAACAGAAGAAGGTGTTACATCTTTGCAATACATAAACGGAACAAAAGGTGTTGTTGATATTGGTAAAGTGGTAAAAACACAAGGTACTTATGACCCAGATGGTCACGAAATAACACCTCCAATTTATTATCCTGGTTATGCTTATGATGTTATGAGTACAGATGAATTGAATTTTGGAAGCAATGAAGTTTATCCTGCTGATAATGCAGCACATCAATTTTATGGGTATCCTAGAAATGCAGAAGTGCCTAAACCTTAACTTAAATTTTTATTATGAAAAAAATAAGTAAAAATATTTCATACAAAGAAGCAACATATTCTAATTATGCTAAAAAATATAAGATAGCAAATAAGCCTGATGATGAACAGATTGAAAATATGAAGTTAGTTGCTGAAAAAGTTTTTCAACCATTAAGGGAATGGGCAGACCATCCTATTAAGGTAAATAGTTTTTTTAGATCTAAGAAGCTAAATTCAGGAATAGGTGGCTCATCTGTTTCAAGTCATTTAACAGGTAATGCTATTGATATTACTACACTAGGTGAAAAGACTAACTTAGAATTATTTAACTACATAAAAGACAATTTAGAGTTTGACCAATTAATTTGGGAATTTGGATCACAAAACCCTAAATGGATTCACGTTTCATTTAAAGAAAAAGACAATAGAAAGCAAGTATTGAAAACTTTAAGAAAAGGAATTTATTATACTTTATAGATATGCCAATACCAAACAAAAAAATAGGAGAAAAGCAAAAAGATTATATGATGAGGTGTGTTCCTCAGCTAATGATTTATCACGATAAGTCAGAAGCTATTGCAATATGCTATAAATCTTTTGAGGGTAATATGGTTAATTTAGAAACCTATAATGACTATCCTGAGTCAGCAAAGAACAATGCTAAAAAAGTATTGAAGTGGAGAGAAAAGTACGGAAGTGAGGTTAAGGGAATGACTAGAACAGGTTGGGTTAGAGCAAACCAATTAGCAAAGGGAGAAAACATAAGCAGGGAAACTATTGCTAGAATGTCAGCATTTCAAAGACATAAAAAAAATGCAGAGGTAAGTCCTGAAAACAAAAGCACACCTTGGAAAGACAATGGTTATGTAGCTTGGTTAGGTTGGGGTGGAACATCAGGTATTAATTGGGCTTCTAAGAAGCTAAAATCAATAGATAAAAAATGATTTCAGATTACAAAACAATATTAATAAATTTAAGTAGCTTCGGCATATCAATGACCAATATAGATGTAGGACTTAAAATAATACTTTTAAGCATAACAATAGGATATACTATTCAAAAATGGTATTTATTAAATAAAAATAAATAGTAATGCCTAAAAAAAAATTTAAAGACACAAAAGTTGGTCAATTTATATTAAAAAAGATACCCGGTTTTGTTGGAGATATACTTCCTGAGAAAGGGGTTTTAGGAGTTGTTAAAAATTTAATTGATAATGATCCTGAATTAACAAGTCAAGACAAAATACAATTACATAACGAGTTAATTGAATTATATCAGCTAGAAGTTGCAGATAGAGATTCAGCAAGAAAACGTGAAGTTGAAAAAGCTAAGGCAGGTGGGTTTGACTTTATGTTTAACTTAACAGGTGTTATTGGTTTAGGTGCTTTTGCTTTTATTATTTATGCTATTGTTTTTTTAAATATACCTGAATCTAATAAAGAAGTTTGGATTCATTTAATAGGTATTTGTGAGGGAATTGTATTATCTATTTTTGGTTACTTTTTTGGATCTGCAGTTAGAAAAAATTAGATTACATTTTCTAAGTCTTTATTTTTATTCTATTATTATTTTATTATTTTATATTTAATTATATATATTTTTAGATATATTTATATATATTTGGTTATATGTTTAAATAAAAAAATTTAAATTTATTATTTTTATTCTACAAAAAAAAACATTTTAATTAAAATTTTAAAATTATGCAATTCAAATTAGATGTAAACCATCTTTACAAAGAAGATAAAAAAGAAGAAAAAGATATGTATTCAATTAAGTTAGAAACATATAATGGAAAAGTAGAGGGTAAATTTGAAAGAAGTGAAATTAGGCATATTATACAGATACTAGATAATGCCATCGAATAAAAAGGTAAGCAGAAGTAAATTAGTTAAAAAGCTAGATACTATATTTAGCCAATATATCAGACTAAAAAATTCAGTAGATGAAAAAGCTACCTGTTTTACTTGTGGAAAAGTAGATCATTGGAAGAAATTACAGAACGGACATTTTCAATCTAGAAAACACTATTCTACTAGATGGGATGAAATAAATTGTCAGGTGCAATGTGCAGGATGTAATGTATTTAAGTATGGGGAACAATACAAATTTTCTGTAAACTTAGATGCTAAGTATGGTCAGGGAACTGCAGAAAGATTAAGCATTAAAGCACAACAAATAATAAAGTTATCAAACTTTGAAATAGAAGATATGATTAAAAGATATAAAAACTTGGTAGATTCAATGTAATTAACTACATTTGATTATTCTTTGTTCTGTTATACTTTGATATTAAAAGGGGTAAAATTAATTTTTTACCCTTTTTTTTTGTTTTAAACCTTAGTTATTAAATTTTTTGTTTATATTTGTTCAACAGAATTATTAATTAATATTAAAAAGTATGATAACACAAAGAACTACCTTAAATAAAAAGGTAAAAGAATTACAACAAGAATTGTATGTAGCAGTTCTAAATGACAATAAGAAAATTATTCCTGATCTAGAAAAGCAGATAGAAATAGCTAAATCAACTTTATTAAATTTAGACTAATGGGAATAAATTATTCAACAGAAACATCTAAATCAATCATAGAGGAATATGAGTTTAGAATAAAAGCATTACTAAAAAAGATAGAATTTTTAGAAGCACAAATAGAAGTATCAAATCAAATTTTTAAATAAAATGAACAGAGAAAAATTATTAGAACTTTACAAAAAGTACGATCTACAAAAGGATGATGTTTATAAGCATCAGCATTATGTAATTATTACAAGACAAGGTATTGAAAAAATACAGGCTAAAGAAAACATTACTATAACCTATGAGGTTGTAAAGTGTGAAACTAACTTTGCAGTATTTAAAGCGAATGCATACCTTTCAGCTAAACCAAATACAATACTAGAAACTTTTGGTAGTGCATTAAAAGGTACAGGATATAAAGATGGAAATTGCAATAGTTGGTATGTTGCTGAAATGGCAGAGAAACGAGCATTGAGTAGAGCAGTATTAAAACTTACAGGTTTTTATGAACTAGGAGTTTTTGGAGAAGATGAATCAGATGACTTTAAAAAGAAGATATGAAAGAATATACAGTAATATACTTACCTTATGGTCGAGAAGATAAAGAATGGATGAATGTAAATGCAAAGTCTAAAAAAGATTTAATAAAAAATTTTAAGTCAGGTATAATAATAAATATAGAATAATATGGAATCAGATTGTTGTGGAGCATCTAACTTGTGGGATGCAGGTATTTGTTCCGATTGTGGAGAACACGCAGAATTTAATTTTACAGATAAATAAATTTAATAACTAAATAAATAAATTATGAGTACACTTATTACAGGATCTATTAGAGTAGATAAATTACCAAAGGAAAAATTCATTAAAGGAAAAGATGGAGCAGTTTATTATAACTTTACTATATCAGTTCAGGATGAAACTAGATATGGAAACAATGTTGCTTTTATGGATAGTCAAACAAAAGAAGAACGAGATGCAAAAGTACAGAAAAACTATCTAGGAAACGGAAAAGTAGTTTGGACTGATGGAAATATTACTCTAGCAGAAAAAGAAGAAGCTAAGGTTGAAGAAACTGCAGATGCAGACTTACCATTTTAAGACTAACCATTTTTAATAAAAAAGGTGTAGGTTTTATAATCTATACCTTTTTTTTTATATATTTATCAAATGACAGAAAAACAGAACGAACACAGAATGTTAATGCAATTTATAGAAGAAGATTGTTTTATAAATTCTAAAGAAAAAGTAGACTATCCACCTGTAGCATTATCTTATGGTGAGAAAGTAGTAAAATCAAATAAAATAGATGGTGATTTAATTGTACCAATAGCATTAGGAACATATGGAAATCTATCAGTAGTAACTGCACCACCTAAAACAAAAAAGACATTTTTTATATCACTATTAGCATCTTGTTACTTAAGTGATAAAAATCAATTTGGAGGAGATATAAAAGGACATCGTGGAGAAGATGGACAATTAATTCATATAGATACAGAACAAGGGGCTTGGCATTGCCAAAAAGTGTTTGAAAGGGTACATAAAATGGACTCTAATATTAATTCAGAAATTTATCATACCTTTGGTTTAAGGTCAATAGACTATAAAATGAGAATTGAATTTATAGATTATTATTTAAAAGAAAGAATTAAAACACCATCTTTATTAATTATTGATGGTATTGCAGATTTATGTTCTGATGCTAATAATATTTCTGAAAGTAATCATCTAGTTCAGAAATTAATGGAATGGTCATCAATTTACAAATGCCACATAATAAACGTTATACATCAAAACTTTGGTAGTTCAAAACTAGGCACAGGTCATCTAGGTAGTTTCTTAGAAAAAAAAGCAGAAACGGTAATACAATTAGAAGCCAATACTGTTAATAAAGATTGGGTTACTGTAAAGTGTGGAAGATCTAGAGGATATTCTTTTGATACCTTTAGTTTTGAAGTTAATGATTTTGGATTACCTCAAATAGTAGAAAATTTATATGACCCATTAAAATAATGTCAAATAAAGAAGTTATATTATTACTAGCTAAAAAGCATAAGACTTGGATTAATGTTGTTAATTCATTTGGCTGTAATAAAACAATTTCTGAGGACATTGTACAGGAAATGTATATTAAGATTATACCGAAGATAGAAGCAGGCTTAGATATTATTTATTACGATAATGATATTAACTATTACTACATTTATAAGGTACTTAAAACATTATACATAGATTTAAAACGAAAGGGTAAAAATATTACAATACTTAATATAGAAGATACCAATTATACTAAATTAGATTGTGATGTAGATTATGATGAAGCCTATGATAAAATCAAATCTGAATTAAATAAGATGTTTTGGTATGACAGAAAAGTTTTTGAAATAATTAACGAGGGTGAAAGCATAGCAGACTTTTCTAGAAATTCATATATTGAATATTACACCCTTTATAATACATATAGAAAAGTAAAAGACAAACTAAAGAAATTAATATGATAATCGAATTAACAGACAAAGAATTAGATTGGTGCAAAGATTTAGCAATGAAGCGGTCAGGATCAATGAATCACGCAGATACAAAAAATAGTTCTAATTTCTTTAAAAGCAAGCCTGCTTGGTGGAGACATTACATAGGTGTTCTTGGAGAATATGCTTATTCTAAACACACAGGTGAACAGGTAGATGTTCTAACTATTGGCAAGGGTGATTCAGGAAGCGACTTTAAATATGGTGTTGATGTAAAATCTTCTAATTCTAAGAATAGACCACCTTTGTTATTATTTGCAAATCAATTTAAAAGAAAAGTAGCAAACCATTATGTACTTGCTTGGGTGAAAGAAAACTCTGTTGAATTGATAGGTCATATAAAAAGAAAAAAAGTAATAGAATTAAAAGAAATAAAAGATTTTGGCTTCGGAGAAACATACGTAATTGATAATAAACATTTAACTAAATTTAAATGAAAGTTTTAGAGTTATTTGCAGGAAGTAGAAGTATTGGAAAAGCAGCTGAAAGTTTAGGTTATGATGTTTTTAGTAGTGATATAAATGATTTTTATAAAATAGATTATGTAGTTGATATATTAAATTTTGATATTAAAAAAGTTCCTTTTAAGCCTGACATTATATGGGCTAGTCCACCTTGCACAACTTATAGTATTGCTGCTATTTCACATCATAGACCTAAAAATAAACCATTGTCTAATTTTGCAATTAAAAGCGATTTAATTGTAAAAAAAACATTACAAATTATTAAAGAATTAAATCCTAATAAATGGTATATTGAAAATCCTAGGGGTTTATTAAGAAAACAAAATTTTATGATTGGTTTGCCGAAAACAACAGTTTGGTATTGTACTTACGGAGATAATAGAGCAAAGCCTACAGATATTTGGAGTAATAACATAAGATCATTATTAAATATAAATGGATGGCAGCCTAGACCTGAATGTTTTAATGGAAATAAGAATTGCCATCACGAATCAGCACCAAGGGGAAGTAAAACAGGAACGCAAGGAGTAAAAGGTAATTATAATAGAAGTAAAATACCAAATCAACTTTGTTTAGAAATTTTAAAATCAATATAATGAAACTAGGGGATCTAATTTATTACATAACTAAATATACAGGTATTAAATACCTTGTAGATAAATATCATACTTATAAAGGAACAAAATGTAATTGTGATAAAAGACGTGAAAGCCTTAATAATATAAAAATTAAAAGATGGTAAGATTTGAAAAAGAAGATAGAAGTGATTGGAGAAAATTTAGAATGGGTAAGAAACAGCACTTATCCTCTGAAGAATTTGAATTGGTTTGCCAACTCCACGCAAAGTACCACAACCATAAATACCATAAACCCTGTACTTGTAACCCTAAAAGAATAGTTCAATGGATAAAAGACTTGAATATTATTTGGAACAATGGGATTAAAAAAGATTAATAAGTGGGAAAAGGCAGTTGTATTTCTGCTAAACTTAGATGGATGGGATTTAAAATGGTGTGGTGATGGCTTTACTAGATATGATGCAATAGGTAAAACACCAAAAGGAAAAGACTGCGTTATTGAAATGAAGTTTCGTAAAACCTATTACGAACAGAAAATGCTTGAAAAAGACAAGTATGATGCCTTAATGTCATTAGATGAAGATGTAATTAAATTATATTTTGTTAATGATCCTAAAGGAAACTTTTTATATTGGCTAAATAATCTACAAATGCCAATACCTGTAAAAAAATATTGTCCTGATACTACAATGTGGACAAAAAAAAGACTTCTTAAAGATGTTTATTTACTAGAAGAAAACGATGCTAGTATAATAAATATTAATATTTCTTAAAAAAAGTTATTAAATTTTCTGTTTATAAGTTTATTTGTTATATATTAGCAATGTTATTAATTATAAAAACAGAACAAAATGAATACATTATTTCAAATGCAAGGAAGACAAGGAAGCCTAGTAAACATTAACTTAAAACAAGAAAATATTAAGGACAGATTATTCTGTTGGCTAGAAGAAAAACACAACCATATTTTTATGGATTTAGAAATGTGGGAGGGTGGAAGTGTTAGATTAGATAAATGGAATGACGGAACAACTACAATAGTGTTTATTGGAGATAATGGTATTTTTGAATTAGAGCAAGTAGAAACAGAAACAGTTTAAATATATTAAAAATGGCAACAGAAACAAAACAATCAAACTTAGCAAAAGCATTTGCAAGAAAAAATGATTTAAAATTAAACCTAACTACAGATGAGTTTATCGAATTAAATAATATACTCTGTGATCTAGCAAACCAAGAATTTGAAAAGGGTTTAAATAAGGGTTTAGAAATAGGTAATATGTTTAATAGATTTTAATATGGACTGGTACGAAGAAATAGAAGATGTAAAAAGGTTAAAAGTAGAAATTCAGGGAATTACAAGTTTAGGCTTTGAAACAGACAAGGGTTGGGTTAAAAAAAACTATTGTATTTATACTTATCCACCTTATTTAGGTCAAAGAATATGGGCTAAAGAAAGTAAATTATTAAATTTTAAAAAAAAATAACAGATGTATAGATTATCAAAGTACAAGCAGAATTTAAGTATCAGAGGAAATCAGGTATGGAGTTACACAACTCACGTAGCTACAATAGAATATGACGAACATTATCGTAGAACGGGAAACCTTATACAATTAGGGTATTGGTCGCAAACCACACAGAAGCATATTAATTATGTAGCAAGTGAATTAAATCTAACTTTAATAAAATAATATGGCATATTATACAAAAGAAATGGGTGGCACGTTGTTGATTGTCACCCAAGACAACAGGACATACGAAGTTTCAAGATATAACTCAGGTTATTCAGTTAGACCTGATGCAGGTACACCTGAGCCAAGTTCAGAAGAAGAAACACAATTCAAGAAATTATATCGTTTAAGTAATTGTTCTAGAAGATGAAAGTAAATCAATCATTATGGGATAAGGTTAAAAACTCAATAGAATCCCATACAGAAAAAGATCAATCTATAACTGATATTACAATCAAATTTAGAATAAAAGAAAAATCAGATTTAAGAAATTATTTACAAATAAATTTATCACAATATGACAGACAATAAAATTACATACATACACGAAACAAATCACCTTTATTGCCAAGATGGAGAATTACATATTGGATATGGAAAAGATAATTGGGTTGTATTTAATGTAGAGCATTTATTTAAAGACTTAGGTTTTATAGTAGATCAAGTTGTAAAGGAAAATAAAAAGATGCAGGAAATGCATTTAAGTTTAATCAAAGATACATTAAAAGAATTATGAGTATTAAAGACTTAACAGAATACTGTATGGATATGATAAAATTATATCCTAAATTAAAAGATGAAATAGAAGATTTATACGTTTTAGCTTTAGATGAAATCGAAGCAGGAGAATCACAACACAATGAATGTGAATTAGCATTTTGTAGTATAAAACAATTAATACAAAATTTATGATATTATTAGTAGATGCAGATAGTTTAGTATTTGCAAGTTGTTACAGAAAGCGAGAACATCCTGAAGATGAAAAGTATTATACAGATATAGCTGATGCTAGAAATAAGTTTGACGAGCAGTATATGGCTATTGTAAACCACTTAGAAGAACTTTATAACATTGATAAGGTAATTACATTTAGTGGATCTAGAGGTAACTTTAGAAAGCTAATAACTAATAAATACAAAGCCAATAGAAAAAAAACAGAATTACCACCACTATTACACGAAATGCACGATTTTGTAAAAAGCCATTATGATAGTGTTGTAGGTTATGGAGTAGAAACAGATGATATGGTTGCAAGGTATTGGAAAAAACTATCAGATGAATTAGGAAGAAATGAGGTTATGATTGTATCAATAGATAAAGACTACAAGCAGTTTCCTTGTTTGATGTATAATTACCATTATAAGCACCAAGAAATACTAGATATATCAGAAGATGAAGCTATGTATAATTTTTATGAGCAAATGATTATGGGAGATACTGCAGACAATGTAAATTACTTTAAAGGGAAAGGTAAAAGGTTTGCAGAAAAGTATTATTCAGATTGTCAAACTAAATACCAATATACTAGGAAACTTTACGAATTATTTAAACAAGAATATAGAAGCAAAGCAAGACAGAAATATGCTGAATGCTATAACCTTTTAAAGCTATTGACAGAATGAAGATATTAAATTTATATGCTTGTTTGGGTGGTAACCGATACAAGTGGAATGAAGTAAAAGAAGATATAGAAGTAACTGCTGTAGAATGGGATGAAGAACTAGCAAGTTTATACCAAGAACGTTTTCCAAACGATAAAGTGATAGTAGCAGATGCACACCAATACCTGCTTGACCATTATAAAGAATTTGATTTTATATGGAGCAGTCCTCCTTGTCCAACACATAGTAGGTTAGTTCAATCTAATAAAAACAAAATAAAAATGAAGTTTCCAGATATGAAACTATATGAAGAAGTATTATTTTTAAAACATTTATACGAAGGAAAATATGTTATTGAAAATGTGATTCCATATTACGAGCCATTAATACCTGCACAAAAAAGACACAGGCATCTATATTGGACTAATTTTAACTTGCCAAATGTATTAACAAATAGGGAAGCTAGAATTAGCACGGGAACAAGTGAGGTAAAAAAATTATGTGAATTTCACGATTATGATTTTTATAAATACAAAGGAAGTCAACCAACAAATAAAATAGCAAGAAATCTAGTGGACTACGAAGCTGGTAAAACTATCTTTGAAACTGCTTTAGGAATAATAAAAAAACAAGATATTAATCAAACAGAATTATTTTAATATGAAAGCAACACAAGTACATTACGATAACGGAAAAGATTATGATATTATAGACGTATGTAACGATTACTCACTTAACTTTAACAGGGGTAATATCTTGAAGTATATTGTTAGGGCAGGAAAAAAGAAAGACGAATTAGGAGATCTATTAAAAGCAAAAGATTATTTAGAACGAGAAATAAAAATTTTAAGAAATGAATAAAGATTATTTAAAAATATCAGAACGTATTATTGAAATGACAGGA